TTAAAGCATAGAACAGACACTATTTTTGAAAAACCATTTGTTGGTGAAGATAGTCGTATTGTAGATGTAGATAATGATATTATTATTCTACCTAACCACTTCTTTGTTACTGGAGAAAAACTTCTATACAATCATGCTGGTGCTGGTAAGACAATGGCAGTTGGTATTGCTACTACTAATGGATTTGTGGGAGTTGGAACTACTAATAAATTGCCTGGAACCTTCTATGCAGTTAAGATAGACGATGACTCAATTAAGATAGCAGAGACTGCTGAGAAGGCATTGAAGACCGTTCCAGAGGTCGTAGACATTACTAGTGTAGGTATAGGAACATCACATAGATTTAATGCTGTTAATCAAAATGCAAAATTAATGGTATCTATTGATAATGTTATTCAGTCTCCAATTGTTGCAACAGCAGTTACTTCTCACTTAACTTCACAAGTTTTAACTACTGATGAGTTTATTAATCTTGCAGGAATTACTTCCATCTTTGGTGGTGATTTAGTTAAGGTTGGTGATGAGATAATGAGAGTGGATGGTGTTGGTATAGGTCTTACGAATAGAATACAAGTCAGAAGACCTTGGATGGGAACAGCACTTGCTGGATATAGTACTGCTACTGTAGTTACTAAAGTAGTTGGTAATTATAATATTGTTGATAATACTATCAACTTTGTTGCTGCTCCAAGTGGTAATGTTCCATTAAGTACTACTACAAATAGACCTGATGAGAGAGATTGGGTTGGTATTTCTACTGGATCTAGTTTTGATGGAAGAATGTTTATGAGATCTGGTGTTCCAGATACTACAAATGAAACATATTATAGAAACTATGTGTTTGATAGTCTTTCTGATCAATTTACTGGACAAAAAGCAGACTTTACTCTTAAATCAGATGCTGGAAATGTTGCAGGATTAACAACAGATAATGCAATTATTCTTGTTAATGACGTATTCCAAACTCCTGGTCCATTAAACAATTATACTTTAGCTCAAACAACAACAGGTATTACCACTATATCCTTTACTGGTACAGGTAGTTCTGTTTCTGCAGATCCTAATGTAGGAACACTTCCTTTAGGTGGTGCTATTGTTTCAGTTGCTTCTACTGAGGGATTTGGTTATCAACCATTGGTAGCAGCAGGTGGTACAGCAGTTGTTTCCACAGCAGGTACTATTGAGTCTGTAAGTATTGCTAACACAGGTTCTGGTTATAGAATAGGAGTTCAAACTGTATGTAATGTTGCTATTCAAACTTCAACATTACCAGGCACAAGTGTAATAGGAATTGGTACTGCTATTATTGCAGAACGTGGATTTATTTCTGGTATTGCTATTACTAATCCATATGTTTTCAATATACCTCTATTTGTATCGAATGTAGGATATGATACTGCTACTGGATTAACTACAGTTACTACATCCAGTGCTCATGGATTCTCAGTAGGTGAAGAGGCAGATATAACTGGTATTGCATTTACATGCCTATCAGTTGGTCCAAAGACTATAAGTAATTTTGTTTATACTAAAGCAACTGGTATTGCAACAGTTACTACATCTAGTGCTCATGGTTTTGTTGCTAATCAGGATATCATATTAACAGGATTAGCAATAACTGAGGGTAGTAGCAATATTACATATCCAAGAACATCAGATCCATATTATACGGGTTCTAGAATTAGTTCTGTGCCAAACACAACTAGTTTTGTTGTTCAAGTTGGTACAAGTAGTACTGCACTTCAATATACATCTGGTGGTACTGCTCAGTTAATTAAGTTACCTACCAATTTCCCTGTTGATAGCACACCAGTTACTCGTGTCATAGATACAACCACTTTTGCTTTTGATGCTGGTATATCTACACAAACTAATCTCTACAATAGAGGTGGTGTTGTTAGAAGACCTCTTAAGGTTATCATTGATGATCCATTACCATACGCAGGTATTGCATTAACTTATTCTGATTCTAGTCCTGCTGGAGTTGGAACAGGTGGTATTGTTGATGTTGTGGTTGGACAAGGATCAAGTGTAATTAGCTTTACTATTACCAATACAGGAAGTGGTTATGGTAATGATGAAATATTGACTCTTCCTATTGGAGGTCCAACTGGTATTCCTACTGATCCATCTAAGACATATAAAGAATTCCAACTTACTCTTGATCCATGTTTCTATGATGAATTTACTGGTTGGTCTATTGGTGAGTTACAATCATTGGATAATATTGAAAAACTTATTACTGGAACTAGAAAAGATTTCCCATTAGAACTTAATGGTGAAACAATAACTATCAGGGGTAGAGAAGGTTCTAAGATTGTTGAAGAAGACCTTCTATTAGTATTTGTTAATGATGTTCCACAAGTGCCTGGTGGTGGATATACCTTCCCTGGAGGTAGTAATCTCACATTTACAGAAGCACCTAAAGTTGGTGACAAAATACAAATTCTTTTCTATAAAGGAACTGGTTCTCAAGATGTTGTTGAAAGACGAGTTTTAGAAACTGTTAAACCTGGAGATGAATTGGAAATAGGTCATTTAGAATCTCAAGACTTCTGGTTGACTGAATCAATTAGAGTTCCACTCAGTGTAGATTCTACTGACCGTGTTTCTACTCCTCCTTATTATGGACCAGGAAATACTGCAGATCCTAATCTAGAAAGACCTATTAAATGGACTAGACAGACTGAGGATAAGGTTATTAACCAAATAGGTGTAGGGAAGGATAGGGAGATTTATGAACCTGTAATTAATCCTTATTCACCAATTATTAAATCGGTTGGTATAGGATCAACGGTAATTTATGTTGAAAATGCAAGACCTTATTTTGATCCATATGATGAGGTTGATGATGTTTCTCCTATAGCAAACGATTTCCTTTTCCAAAAGAAAGTTAAGTTTATTTCTCAAGAAGTAAGATCTGGTGCTGCAGGAACTGCTATTGTTTCTGGTTTGGGAACGATTACTTCTGTTGCTATTTCTACAGGTGGTATTGGATATAGCACTGCAGTAGTAAGTTTTGGATCTACTTCTATTGGTGATAATACTACTGGTGTTGTTACAACATCCACTAGAGCATATGGAACCCCTATAATTAGTGCTGCTGGAACTATTACTGGTATCGCAATTACTGCAGTTGGTTCTGGATATACTTCATCCAATCCACCATCTGTCTTAATTAGTCCTCCTGTATGGTCTGAAGAAGAAAATACAGTAGGTAGTTATGGTGGAGATTCTGGAATAATTGTTGGATTTGGTACTACAACTGTGGGAGTTGCTACTGGGTATCAATTGGTATTTGATTTACATATTCCTGCTTCTTCTGATTTGAGAAATTCCAACATTACTGGAACAGCAGTTACAATTTCTGGAATTAGCACTGGTGATTACTTTATTGTAAATGATTCTAATGTTGGTGCTTCTAGTACGTCTATAGCATCTTTGGCTGCTGATGGTGCTGTTATTGGTATTGGAACACAATTTGTAAATAATGTATATGAGGTTAATACCTTTGAGATAGTTCAATCTCCTATTGGTGTTGCTTCTGATGGTGTAGGAATAGGTACAACTCATATGAGTAGAGTATTTGTTAAAATTGCCGAACATCTTGATTGGAATGGTCAGTGGCCTAGCTTCAGTGGAGTTGGTATTCAAACTGGAAATTACTTTGGGTCTTATAGTTGGGGTAAAATCCTTCTTCCATCAAGATCCGAAGAAAATACTTATGAAGCTTATACATTAGGTGGAACGGGTGGTATTTCTACTTCCCCAGTGGTAAGGAGATCTAGATCTCTCAAATCCAAGCAATATTATACACCCCCAAGTTAATCCTTAATAAATAAAGAAAAAATCTCTGTCCAATGGCTGCAATTATAACCGATCAGATTAGATTGTTGAATGCAAAGAATTTTGTCGCGGGAGTAACATCAACTACTAACGCTTATTATTCCTTTATTGGATTACCCAATCCAACTGATATTAAAACTGATTGGAATACTGATCCCCCTTCACCTAAAGATAATTTTAGTGAAGAGAATGATTATTGGGATAATATGGTAGCCCTGAAGAAAATTAGTGCAGGGGATTGTAGACAGGTTGTTACTAAGAGAACTTGGTCATCTGGTACGACTTATGACATGTATAGGGGAGATTATAGTAGATCAAATACTGCTCCTGTTTCTGGTGCTACAAATTTATATAATGCTACTTATTATGTTATAAACACTGATTATAGGGTTTATATCTGCCTCCAAAATGGTACTGATCCAGATAACCCTACTGGAAGACCTTCGTTGGATGAACCAACTTTTACTGATTTAGAACCTAGATCTGCTGGAAGTAGTGGTGATAATTATATTTGGAAGTATCTTTTTACAATTAAACCTGCTGATATTATTAAGTTCGATTCTACTGATTTTATGCCTGTTCCTTTGGATTGGGAAACAAATGTAGATGATGCAGCAGTTAGGGATAATGCTGTAGATGGATCTATTAAAATAGTTACTATAACAAATCGTGGTGAAACTATAGGACCTTCTGGAGGTACTGAATATACAAAAGTTCCTATTAAAGGAGATGGATCTGGAGCAGAATGTACAATTACTACAACTAACGACCAACAGGTTGATACTATAGTAATTTCTAAACAAGGATCTGGATATACCTATGGTAGTGTAGATTTAGATGGAGGTGGAGTACCTACTGGAACTACTATACCAACTTTTGATGTTATTATTCCGCCCCAAGGTGGTCATGGTTCTGATATCTATAGAGAATTGGGAGCAATGAATGTTCTTATATATTCACGTATTGAAAATGATAATGAAAACCCAGACTTTATTACTGGCAACCAAATTGCAAGAGTGGGATTAGTAGAAAATCCTCAACAATTTGATTCTACTGCTCTTTTAGCATCTGATAAAGCTAGTGCTGTTAATGCTTTACGATTGGCAGGATCTGGTTATAGTTCTGCTACATTTACAGCAGATAGTTATTTTACTCAAACAATTGCTGCTGGATCTACTGCTCAAGGAAGGGTAGTAAATTATGATGAAACAACTGGTGTATTGAAATATTGGCAAGATAGAACTCTTGCTGGATTTAATACTGTTGGAACTGCCCAAACTGCTCCTACATATGGATATAATTTGAATAAGTTTACTGGATCACCAGGAACTGGTGGAAACTTGGAAATTGTTCCTACAACTGGATCTACATTACAAATTGATAATGGTTTTACAGGTATATCTACTGTAATAAATAATATCACATATTATCTTGGTCAAACTTTCACTGACGGCATTTCTAATCCAGAAGTTAAGAGACATAGTGGTAACATTGTTTTTGTTGATAATAGACCAGCTATAACTAGGTCTGTTAATCAAAAAGAAGATATTAAAATAGTATTGCAGTTCTAAGAAATCATGCCACAACAGACAAATTTAAATGTAGCCCCATATTTTGATGATTATGATCCATCCGATGATTTTTATCGGGTATTATTTAAACCAGGATATCCTGTTCAGGCAAGAGAATTAACAACTCTTCAATCTATATTACAAAATCAAATTGAAAAATTTGGTCAACATTTCTTTAAAGAAGGCGCTAAGGTAATTCCTGGTAATACTGGATATAATAGACTTTATTATGGAGTTCAAATACAAAATAATTTCCAAGGGGTTCCTGTATCTGCATATGCTGATCAATTGATTGGAAATAAAATTACAGGACAAAGATCGGGTGTGAGTGCTGTTGTAGATAGTATTTTGATGCCTGAAGAGTCAGAACGTGGCCAACTTACTCTTTATGTTAATTATTTAAATTCAAGTACAGTAAATAATTCTACTCAAACATTTTTTGATGGTGAAGAATTAAAATCCAATACTATTATCTCTTCTGGATTATTAGGTAATGCAACAATTTCTGCTGGAGCACCATTTGCTATTACTACAAATGATGGAGCTTCTATAACAGGATCTTCTTTCCAAATACAAGAAGGTGTTTATTTTGTTCATGGTCAGTTTGTGGGTGTTGCACAAGAAACACTTGTTTTGGATCAATATGGAACAACTCCTAATTATAGAGTTGGATTATTCGTAGATGAGCAAATAATTAATGCTGATATTGATGAAAGTTTAAATGATAATTCTCAGGGATATAATAATTATGCTGCGCCAGGTGCAGATAGATTAAAAATTACTTTAAGTTTATTTAAAAAAGATATAGATGATTTTGATGATACAAGTTTTGTAGAATTAGGAACAGTAACTGAGGGTGTATTAAGAGCTGCTAAAAGCAACAGAGGTGGTAAAGGAAGCAATGCTGGATTGATTGGTGTTGGTGGTGGTGGTGCTGGAGCATGGGATTTAACCGATACTCTTGCAAGAAGAACTTTTGATGAAAGTGGTAATTATGATGTAAGACCATTTGATATTACTGTTTTAAATTCTTTAAATGATAATATTGGAAATAGAGGAATATTCCAAGCAGGACAATTTACACCTGGAGGTGGAACTCCATCTGATGATTTAGCATTATATAAAATTTCTCCAGGAAAAGCATATGTAAAAGGATATGAAATTGAAACATTAGATCCTACATTTATTGATTGTCCTAAACCAAGAGATACAAAACTTCAAGAAAATCAGGCAATAATTTATAATACTGGTCCTACTTTTAAATTAAATAGTGTTTATAGAACTCCCACTGTAGGTATTGGTAGTACATATATACTAAGTTTGAGAGATCAAAGACAAGGATCTAATCAAGAAAATGCTGCAGGAGATGAAATAGGATATGCTAGGGTTTATGATTTTAGATTAGAATCTCAAAGTTATAGTTCAACTAATTCAAATTTAGATGAATGGGAACTTGCTTTATATGATGTACAAACATTTACTGAAATAAAATTAAATAATCCAATTACTGTATCAGTTCCTGCTATTATCGAAGGAAAACGAAGTGGTGCAAAGGCATTTTTACAAGGATCTGTTAGTTCTGGATTGGGAATAACTGTATATGAAACAAGTGGTCAATTTATTAAAAATGAGCAACTTATAATCAATGGAATCAATAATGGAAGAGTTGCTTTAGGTATAACAGAACATTCTATATCTGATGTAAAATCTGTTTATGGAACTGATGATAATTTAGTTGGTATTAATACTTTTAATGCTAATGTAGTTCCATCAGTTCAACAATTTGTTGGAGTAGCAACAGTTGGTATGGTTACTCATTCAAATAATCAATCAATTATTAAGAGTTCTAATCCTAATTTTCCAGGTATTACCACTGTCGGTAATTTAATTCAATATAGTGATCTTAATGTTTCTGAAGATCCAATTACGGCTAGGGTTGTAAGTGTTGGATCTTCTCATGTTTATGTTACTGGAGTTACTACTGTTACTGGAATAGTTGATGGTACACTTCCAAAAACATCTGTTAAGGATGTAAGTGATTTAAAGGTAATGACAAGTTTATTAGATCCTTCATCTGATAATACTTTATATACACGTCTTCCAAAGAAAAATGTTGCTGATGTTGATTTAACTTCAGCAAGTATTATTATAAGAAAAACTTTTGATGTTAGTATTAGTAATGGTCAATTAAATACTCCATTACCTTCTGTAGGATCTAATGAGTCTTTCCAAGCATTCCAACCTAAGAGATATTCATTAATTGGAGCAGATGGAACAACTTATGATTTAACAGCCGATCAATTTGATTTTGGGACAGGAAGCACTTGTCAAATTCGTGGATTAAATACTCCATCACAATCAAACAATGGTGCTACTCTTGTTGCTACAATTAAAAAATCAAAACCAAAAGCAAAAACAAAGATAAACGATAAAATTAAATCTATTGTTATAAATTATTCAAAAAATTCAGGTTCTGGAATTGGAGCAACAACTTTAAACGATGGTTTAACATATGGAAATTATCCATATGGAACAAGAGTACAGGATGAAGAAATATCATTAAATGTTCCTGATGTAGTTTGGGTTTATGGTATTTTTGAATCTGCAGATACAAATGATCCATCTGCTCCAAAAGCAAATCTTTCTTCTATTGTTACTCAATCAACTACAACAAATGAATTAATACTTGGGGAGCATATGGTAGGACAGGATACCAATTCTGTTGCTGTTGTTGCTGAAAAATTAAGCGATTCTCAAATTGCCTTTGTTTATGATAATGAAGTTGTTTTTAAAGAAGGTGAAACTGTAGTATTTAAAGAGTCAGGTGCTTCTGCAATTATTTCTACTTTAAACTCTCCTAGTTTTGATATATCACCAAATTATACATTTGCTGATGGTGGAGAAGTTACATTTTATAATTATGGAACAATTAGAAAAAAATCAGATGTTGATGTTCCAGAAAAGAAAATAAAAGTTTATTATCAAAGTGGATCTTATGATGATAATGATTCTGGTGATATTACAACTGTAAATTCATATGATCAGTTTAAGTATGGATTTGATGTTCCAAGAATTAATGATTCTAGTTGTAGTGATATTATTGATATTAGACCAAGAGTTGTTCCAATTTCATCAGTGGCAGAAGGTGATAGATCTCCATTAGAATTCCTTGGTAGATCATTTACTGGATCTGGAGATTCTGCACCTAATATTTTAGCATCAGATGAAACTATTTTAATAGATTTCTCATTCTATCTTCCAAGAATTGATAGAATATTTTTAAATAAAAATGGAGAATTCCAAGTAAAATTTGGAGCTCCTGCTGAAAATCCTAAACAACCAGTTCCTGTAGACGATGCTATAGAAGTAGCAACAGTAGGTCTTCCAGCATTTTTATATGCAACAAAAGATGCTGCATTACAATTCTTAAATCATCGTAGATATACGATGGGAGATATTAAGAAACTTGACCAAAGAATCAAAAATCTTGAATATTATACTAATCTTTCTTTACTTGAAACAAATACTGCGAACTTTTTTGTACCTGATCAAGATGGTTTGAATAGATTTAAATCTGGATTTTTTGTTGATAATTTTACTGGTTTTGATACTCAAGAACCTGGTCTTAAAATTAATAATAGTATAGACAGAAAACGAAAAGAATTGCGTCCTAGACACTATACAAATTCAGTTGATTGTATGACTGGTCCTGTTGTTGGTGTTGATCCTGATGATGATCAATCATTTGCTACTCTTGAAGGTGTTAATGTAAGAAAAAATGCTGACGCAATAACATTAGATTATTCTGAAGTTGAATGGTTAAAACAGACTTTTGCAACAAGATCTGAGAGTGTTACTCCTTTCTTGATTAGTTTCTGGCAAGGAACTATGGAGTTAAATCCTGCATCTGATACATGGGTAGATACTGCAAGATTACAAGCTAAAATTATTCAAACTGAAGGTAATTATGCCGCCACTTTGGATAATATGGTTAGAAATGATGGTGTGGATCCTCAGACTGGTATGGGACCTGTTATTTGGAATGCATGGGAAACTACTTGGACAGGATCTAGATCTACTGATTTTGAAGGTGCATCAACTACTACTGTAAATGATACAGTAACATGGTCAGAAGGTGGTTGGGTTAATGGTGAACCTGATACTAACCCTGCTCGATGGGTTACTGCTACTGTAAATACTACAACTAGAAATTGGTTTAGAGAAACTATTCAAACTGGAACAGAAAGTAGAACTGGTCTTAGAACTATTGTGACTGAAACATTTGATGAACAATCTGTTGGTGATAGAGTTGTTAGTAGAGAGATTGTTCCATTTATGAGATCTCGAAATATTGAATTTGTAGCTAAAAAAGTTAAACCTTTAACTCAATTATATGGTTTCTTTGATGGTGAAAATGTAACTAAGTATTGTGTTCCTAAATTGATTGAAATAAGTATGAATAAGGGGACATTCCAAGTTGGAGAACAATGTCATGGAACAATTCATGATACTGGATTAGGTGGAAGAAATAGAGATAATGTTCCTTCAATTTATTTTAGAGCTGCTCAATTAAATCATAAAGAAGGTCCATATAATGTTCCTACAAAAACTTTCCGTGATAATCCTTATACAAATCAAGCATTATCATCCAATTATTCATCAACTTCTGATATATTAAATGTAGATACATATTCTTTATCCAATCAACCAGAAGGTGCTTACTATGGTTATATTGAAGAAGGAATGGTAATTCATGGACATAGTAGTGGAGCAAATGCAACTGTTACTGGTGTAAAATTACTTTCTGATGTTTCTGCATTCTGTGCAGGTTCATTCTTTCTTCCTAATCCAAATAATATTAATCATCCAAGATTTGAAACAGGAACTAAAGTTTTCACATTAACAAGTGAATCTGATAATGATCCAAATAAAGCAACTACTCTTACTGACGAAACATATACTGCTTCTGGAACATTAGAAACTGTTCAGGAAAATATTCTTTCTATCAGAAATGCTAGAATTGAACAGAGACAAGAGTTTCAAGAGAGAAATGTTGAAGAAAGTCTTGGAACTACACTTGTTGGACAAGAAACTACTACAAGTGAGGGTAATAGAAGAATTAACTCATGGTATGACCCTCTAGCTCAATCATTCTTGGTTGAAGATGATAATGGTATTTTTATAACAAAATGTGATGTGTTCTTTAGATCAAAAGATGATATGGATGTTCCTTGTGTCTTCCAGATAAGATCTATGTCTAATGGATTCCCGACACAACATATTCTTCCATTCTCAGAAATTGTATTAGCACCTGATGATGTTTTAACTTCTGGTGATGGTTCAGTAGCAACAACTATTAACTTTAGAGCTCCAGTATACTTAGAAGGTGGAAATACTGAATATGCTATTTGTTTAGCATCCAACTCCACCAAATATAGTGTTTATATTTCTAGAATTGGTGAAACTGATCTTTTGACTGATACATTTATATCTAACCAACCATATTTGGGATCTCTATTTAAGTCGCAAAATGCTTCTACATGGGAACCAAGTCAGTGGGAAGATCTTAAATTTACTTTATATAGAGCTGAGTTTGAAACTGCTGGAAGTGTTGATTTCTATAATCCACAATTAAGTGAGGGTAATGCTCAAATCCCAACACTTATGCCCAATTCTCTTTCCATAAGTTCTAGAAAGATTAGAGTTGGTTTAGCGACAACAGTTGCTGACTCTTATGTAGAGGGTAATACTTTCTCACAGGATGGAACAAATGCTACAGGTAACCTTGTAGGTGCTGGTGGGTCTGCAACAGGAACATTAAGTATAAGTAATGTTGGTATTGGATATACTCCATTAGATGGAAATCTATCATTTAATAGTGTAAATTTAGTTACTGTTACTGGAAATGGAAGAGGAGCAGTTGCTAATGTTTATGTTGAAAATGGAGTGGCAGCTGCTGCTACTATTACCTCTGGTGGATCTGGATATCAAGTAGGTGATGTTTTGGGAATTACTACTATTGGTTTATCCACTGGTGGTAGTGGAACTGTTGGTAGAGATGCTAGATTTACTGTTGCTGGTATTGGAATGACAAATGAAATTATTTTAGATAATGTTCAAGGTAATTTTGTGACTGGTGCTGGTAAGACAATGAGATATACTAATAGTGCTGGTGTAACTACAGAGTTAAACTTCAGTCATGGTGGTGATGTTACCATAAATGCAATTGATGTTGAGCAGGATGGTTTGCATATTAAAGTAAATCATAAGAATCATGGTATGTATTCTACTGATAATAGAGTTATAATTTCAGGGGTTGAATCTGATGTTAAACCAACTAAATTAAGTCTTGCCTTAGATGTTGCTAATACAAATAGCTTTACTGTAGATGATGCAAGTTCCTTTACTAATTTTGAAAATGTCGGAGTTGGAACAACTAATGTAGGATTAGTTAAGATTGGAAATGAACTTATTAAATATAATAATGTTACTGGTAATGTAATTACTATTGCTTCTAGAGGACTTGATCAGGTTGATTATGCAGTTGGAACACCTGTTTCCAAATATGAACTTGGTGGAGTTAATTTGGCAAGAATTAATAGAACACATGGATTATCGACTTCAACATCTACAGCATCTTCTGGATCAATAGGATTTGATTTTTATAATGTCAAAATAGATCAAGCTTCAGGTATTAATGACGCTAACACCATTAATAGAAGCAGTGATGTTGGATTCCCCAAACTTTACTTCAATCAAACCAAATCGGCAGGTGGTTATAATATAAAAGCCACTCAAAATATGCCTTTCGAGGTTATTGTTCCAGTTGCTCATAATATGACAGTCACAGGAACTACAATTGGTGCTGAACTACGAACCACTTCTGCATCAGGAATTGAAAATACTCACATACCTTATATTGATCAAGGATTTGAATCTGTAACTATAGGTGAAACTAATTATATGAGTAGTCCTAGAGCAATTTATTCTAAGGTTAATGAGGATGAAAAATTAGATAATATGGTTGGAAATAAATCTTTACAAATGAGAGTAACTCTTGGTACAGTTGATACTAGATTAAGTCCCGTGATAGATTCTCAAAGAGTTAGTGTTATTACCACTTCAAATAGGGTTAATAATGCAATTAGCAATTATGCTACAGATGATCGAGTGAAGAGTGTTTTTGATGATCCTACTGCATGTCAATATATTAGTAAGGAAATAAGGTTAGAAAATCCAGCTACTTCTATAAAGATAATGTTGGCTGCACATATTCATGTTGATGCTAATGTTAGAGCATTTTATGCAATTAGTGATAAGCAAGCATTTGAACCAATTTGGACACCTTTCCCTGGATTTAATAATTTAAATAGTAGGGGTGAAATTGTTAATCCTGAAGATAGTGACGGACAATCAGATAAATTTATCCCTAAAGTTAATGATTATACATTTGTAGGTGCTGCAATCTTTAGTGATTATACATTTACTGCTGATAATTTACCTGCATTTAGATATTATAGAACTAAGATATTATTGACAAGTAATGATCAGGTTTATGTCCCTAGAATAAAGGATTTAAGAGTTATGGCACTTGCTTAATATGGAAAAGTATAACATAGAAGGACATGTAGATCTTGCAAGAGATCGTCAAACAAGTGCTATAGTGAATGTAAATTCTGTAGATTATCAACATTATGTTGCATCTAGAAATGCAAAAAGATCAAAAAATGAAAGAGTAGATACTATGGAAGAAGATCTTGCTAATTTAAAAGGTGAAATTGGTGAAATTAAATCTCTATTAAAGGAATTAGTCAATGGCAAGTAAAAATCTGACATTTGATCCAAATGCAGGAGTCCCATATGCTGCTAATTTAGCACTTTATACAGGAGCAGATTTTAAGGCTACATTTAATGTGGTTGATACTTCTGACGTTGCTTTTGATTTCCAAGGACTGACAACAACTTCAGTCTGGACTGGATCTTCTCAAATGCAAAAAAGTGCAGGTATTGGTGCTACTACCACACCTTCAGGAACCTTCACTGTAGGGTTTACAAGTGCTGGTGGTGGTATATTTGAAATATCAATGGGTTCTACTGCTACTAGAGATCTATCTGAAGGTAGATATGAATATAATGTTTTAGTGAGTTCAGGAGCAACAATTTATAATATAGTAAACGGAAATATATTAGTTCATGCTGGAATTGCTTCCGCACCCTAAATATTATAGAGGTAGAGTATAAATGGCACAACCAGGAAGTAGATCCGAATTTAAA